CCTTCTTTATCAAAATTAGCATCATGATGTTGAAATTTTAATGTTTCGTAACATTTAATAGAATTTAAAATATTTTTATACATTGTTAAAAATTCCATCAAATCATTTTTTTTATTATATACAGGTAATTTTTCGAATTGTAAATTTTCTATTGTATAATAAAAAGCATCTTTTTCCATTCCGTAATCATATAATGAAACATAAAATGATATATGTTTTATAATACGTGTAGAATCTACTTTAGAATTTAAATCTTTAACAATCTTTGGATTTGGACATTCTACTTTATTATCATTAATAGTACATTTAATAAATTTATTATTATGTTTAAGATTGAAAATCATTATTTTATAGTACATGAAATCTTTTCGATCCATTATATTTAGTAATGAAATTATTTAATTTCATTGAAAGAATAATTAAATATCAAATAATAATAACACAATGAATACCTATATTTATTTTGATATGGATGCAGGAATATTTATTTTTACCACACGTCGAAAATATGATTCGAAATATATACTATTACCTATAACAGAATTAATAGCTTTATTACAATGTAATATTATGAGTGTACGACGTTATGTAATAAAACATAAACATTCAAATTCATTTTTATATCATTCTACTAAAGAAATAGTCAGATTGTCAATGCCTAAAGAATATGTACATACTAAAAAAAGCTTGTATCACAAACCACAAGGCTTATGGATTTCGTGTGGCACATCATGGTTAGATCATGTTGAAAAAACATATGATTTTCCACATAAATATAATTTATTTACTTACACATATAAAATTGATATATTTGATACAGTTAAAATTATATCAGAAAAAGAAGAATTACATAAATTCATTAAAAAGTTTAAGAAAAAACCAGATGACATACGTTTATATGATATAATAGATTGGGAAAAAGTAAAGACAGAACATACTGGACTAATTATTACTCCATTTTTAGCTAATAAAATATGGAGGGAATCGCATGATACTATGAAAATTCATGGTGCAGAATCAGCACATGATTTCTTTTGTGATTTATTAGGTGCAAAATGGAAGAACAATATGCTATTATTATCCGAATGGTATCGAGCTTGGGAATGTTCATGTGGCGTAATATGGAATCAGGATGGTATAGCATCGTTCAAGTTGCTGAAACGTACTGATTATAGCAAGTATTTGATATAATTGATCAATAAAGTGAATATAAAGTGGATGTAAAAATTTCAACCTATGTACAATATAAAATAATATTATATTATATTGATATGGAAGTAAATTGCCAATGTAAAGCAAAGTATTTGCGTAAATATGAACAATCATGTATCTTAGATAGACAAATAAATAGACAAAAGCGAATTAGAGAAATCAATAAATTTAAGCATAAAATACGTAAGTATAATAGATTATTAACAATACAGTCTAATGAAGAAGATAGAATGGCTATTATAGAACATGAATTGTATGAATGGTTTTATCTTCTTGAATTTGAATAAAAATTGAATAACATTTTCTCTCTTAACACTATTAATATTTCATAACATTTTCTCTCTTAACACCACTAATCAATTAACAATGGATCACTGGCAAGCAAAGACATTCGGACACAAAAACGAACCTCTAAACAAGGATGGTTCGAAGGTTCGATGGTTTCGCAAAGAAAGTAAGAAGAAGAAAGCCCGCGAAAAGTCCAAGATCAAGCCTGGTTTGCGCAATCACCTTAGACTTCGTGATGAAGACATGGTTGCTGACTACAACCATGTCTTGTTAGCAGCATAGAGTGTTGCCACAACCTATTAGCAGCATAGAGTGTTGCCACTTTTTTTATAAAAAATTGAAATTATTTTTATTTAATGATGTTTATTAATATCATTAATGAGTTATCAATTGAAAACTAATGAAAAATCAATCACCCATTTGGAGAAGCATGAGAATAAGACAAAGTGGTTTCGTACAAAGAGTAAGGAAAAGAAGAATATAGAGAAAATGAAGAACAAGTATACATTAAAGAAAAGACGAGTGTTCATGATTGGTAAAGAAGAAATGGCGTATGATGATGAGATTGAACCATATGAATATAAAGAGTTGTACACACAACGCAATATGTTATATAATAATTACTGGTAATTGCTTATGTAGCAATAGTTTTCTTTCTACCTTTATTAGGAAAAGAATGACTAAATGAAAAATCATTAATATCATCAGACATTAAAAATGGAATAAAGTTATTACGTTTCAAAGAAATGACATACCCAGAATCAATAGTAACTTGTTCAGATTCAGTTAATTTATCATATTTATCATTATAAAAATCCATAAATAATTCATTGCGTTCTTCTATATCAATTATTGCTTGATCAACATCATCATAATAATCTAAAAATTTATATTCCATTAATGATGTTATAAAATTATTAATTGTTTGAACATATGGACTACTAATAAATGTATCAATACATAATTCTTTTAATTTTTTCTTTAGTGTACAATAATTTTGTGTTGCAGTAATATCAGCAATTGATGATTCATCAATATTAATATCAGCATTGTTATAATTTAAATGTTTATAGATTTTTAATAATTCTTGTTCTTCCATTGGATACAAAACATGAATAATAATTTCTACATCATCAAAAATTTCATCGTTTTTTTCTAATAGCATTCTAAATGTTTCCAAACGATGTTGACCATCTACTAAAGAATATACATGTCCACATTCATATAAATGGATAGCATTAGAACAATCGATTAAAATTGCTGGATCATCTTCGCATGTTTTCATCATATCATTAATAATTTTAGGATCACGATGTCTTTGAAAATTTGGAATAATAATATTACCACTAGTATATTTTACTACCAATGATTTCACAGAAACATATCTATGTTCACCTAAACTTGTTTTACCATCATCGCCATTTCTTTTAATCAATCTTCCAAATGAAGTCAATTTATTGCCTCTACTAGCATTTTCAAATGTTAATAGTCTGTTGAAATTAATCATTGTAATATATAGTATATTAAGTCAATAAAATAATAAATCAATTTTTTATAAATCGATTTAAATTAAATAAATTACATTAGTGGGTATGATGCATCCATAGCAATACCACACAAGCCATCCTTAGATGATGCAACAGAATTTCTAGCAATGTAAATATATCCTTCATCTCCCCAAGTGTTTGACCAAGAATTCTTCACACGATAAAAATCTTGACCATCCTTATGTCCATATCCAACTGCTAATACACCATGATCCAAAGTAGTACCACAATCAGAATTACTATATACACCATCAACATATAGCTGAAAAGATCTTTGATCAGCTTCAATACTGACTGAAACAGGTTGATGAGCTAAAGCAGCTGTCAATTGTTGTTCATTAGATTCAACATTATGGCAAGAATTAATAGTTGTATCTTCCACGAAACTAGTACATTCACCATCCTTTTGTGTTTTACCAGAAGTATAAGGATAGTTATCTTCTGTAGTTAATCCATTATCAATGATATAAGAGAATGCACGTTGCATTAAACCACCATTGCATCCATGATTACCATATGAACTGGCACAACTTACTAGCTGTTGTTCTGAAAATTCTTCTAGATTATTTGTTGATATAGCATGGATGCCTTCTACAGCTCCAACAGTAGAAAATGCCCAACATGATCCACATTGACCTTGATCTTTAACATTTGTTACTGCACCAAGATTTACCCAATCTACTTCTACAGGATATGTTACCGAAATAATATTATCAGTACAATAATCTCTAGGAAACTTGTAATCCTTTACGAGATATAGTTCTCTATATTCATCGTGTGTTAGATCAGCCATATTATTTATACCCACTATATAAGTATTATTTAGACTATTGTGATATTCAATATATTTCATATTATCCTTAAAAATATAAAATCTATCAACAAAATGATCAATAGTGGTATAAATCTTTGAATGTTTAGCAATGAACTGAACAAATAGTCCAATATGTTCATCAACAGTGCTACGCAAATTAAGACTAAAGCAATCATTCAAGGTTGATACTTTATCATGTCCACACATGTATGCTTCGCATTCGTCATACATTTCACCATCAAAAATATCACACATTTGTACACTAGATTCGTTATTTACTTCATTATAATGATAATCAGTCACACACATAACAGTATCGGTATTCAAAGCACTAAAAGGAGCAACAAGCATAGACATAATTACTAGACTGAACATTTTCATCATTTTATATATATATTTTATAGTAATATAATATTTTTAACTAGATCATATTTCGATATCTATTTTTAGATTTTGTAAAGTTAATGTTGTAGGATGTGATGTTGCTTTACCATATTTATTTGATAAAAATAAAACATAAAATTTGATATTTATTGATGGTGCACATGATTATGATAGTGTCACATTTGATTGTATGTATAGTGATGCATTATTATGTAAAAATAGATATATAATATTAGATGATGTATTACATAAAAGGAAAAAAGGATATCCTGTATTAGATTATTTTACAAATAATCAAGATTTTATAAAAGTTGTAATAAATAAAAATTTACAGGTAATAATAGATAATAACACTAAAAAATCAGGCAAAAAAATTGTTATAATCCAGCAACAATGCATGTATATAAAAAAATGGTTAATTAATTGGCTAAAAGTTGGTCGGCTAAATTTTGATATAAATCAGTAATCTCTTTAATAACATCTACTAAAATTTTACTAAATGGCATTCCTTCAGTACTATATTCGAAAAATATATCATTGATATCAGGATGTTCATTATTAAAACCAGCAAAAGTAATATTTGGATGATTTTGTATATGATATGTAAATATTTCTCCCAATGTATGATTTTCGTGTTTAATTTCTATATGTGCACTATATTCAATATTAGTTGTTGAACGTAATGAATTGATATGTTCCAATAATACATCTCTCATGTTATTAAATTTAATTATAATAATTTCACATGCTTTTTGAACAATTACTTTTTCAGGAATTTGTCGCAATGATTCGAGTATAATAATATATGAATTTTCATTAATCATAACATGTCGTGCCACTATAGCACTAGAATACATATCACCATTAGCAGGTATATTAAAATCAGCTATAGCAGTGAAATTAATTTCTTGCCCTGGATTAAGTTCTACTAATAATAAATCTTTCGGATATATATTTGGAATTACAACACTATCTAAATAAAATGTTGTAAATTCACTACTTGTATCAACATGCATTATATCATTTGTAGTATTTTTAGCTGTTACATGCATATGTAAATTATTTAACAATTCCATTTTCTTTTTATTCTGTAATTCAATTTCTTCTATTTCATCTTTCTTGGCAATATAAGCTATATCTTTACGATCTAATTCTAATTCTACACATTTTTCTGCAAAATTATCGATAGGTGGATATTGATAATCTTTATATAATATTGGTGTGTTATTCAAGCGAAAACGCAATACATCGCGATTAAATATTGATGTATTGGATTGAAACTCGACATTTTCACCATTAAAACCATATGATCCAACTAAATTAATAATTGTGCGCAAGATTGTGTTAGAAAATTTGTAATTG